AGCATTAACTCCTTCCAATTGAGATGGAGATATAATACCATGTATGTCATTTTCTCTACGTTCTATCTCAAAGTTAGGTAATTGTCTTGCGCCTATAATACCACCTTTATCATCCACATTCAAATGTACAAAATTATCTCCGTATTTACATACGTTTCTAGTCCACATTGGTAATGATGTATGAATATCTAATCTATTAATAAATAAATCCTCAAGGATTCTCTTTACACGTTTACTTCCTGAATAAATATTAATCACATCACCCTTATCATTAGGTGTTGTAGATTCTTCCATCATAACATCTAAAGCTGCTGAAATCTCAGGATAAAACTCCATCGTTTCAAAATCCGAATACGAACCAACTCTAGTAGTTTCATAATGTATAGCTTGTTGATATAATTCACCATCAACCTTATTCCACATTCCAGATAAGTACTTGTTTTGTTGCGCTTGTAATTTAGCTACATCAAATTCCTGTTTGGATTGTGTTCTTATTATTTCCGTATTACCTATCTCGTATTTATTTTGCTTCTTCGCATTAGGATTTAAACCTTCTTTACCGAAAACATCGTTAAGTTTTTGATATACAGTTCTATATTGTTTTTTTGCCATTATACTTTCTTTTACTAATTATAGTCAATTTATTATAAATATAAACACTATAAGTTAAATTATTTAGTTCCACTGAACAACCACATATACTGACCAGTCGGGTCTTGCATATTCTTACTCACCATTGGGTGAAATTTAGGTGGTCTTTTAAATGATTTTTTACCTCTATCTTTTTTAGCTGTAAAATTATTTCCTTGATATTCTCGTTCTTTATCTCCACTTGTCATCAACCAACCACCTAACATAGCTTCGGTCTTAGCCTTAGATTCTTTTAATTTTTTAAATGATGTTTCAACAACCCAAATAGCATACGCTAAAGCCATTAATAAATCATCATGGAAACCTTCCATATGGTCAGCACGACCATTTCTAAATACAAATGTATTCATTGCCGAAATCATACGCTTAGAACGAACAATTATACCATTGGTCCTAATCATCATCTCTAACTTAGCAACTATTGGAGCTCTCATTCCAGCGGCCACATTGAATCCGGGGTATTTACCCTCATTCGTATACGTAGTTATCTTATGTGTTAATTTATCTAGAGGTTTACTTGAACCCTCTCCATAAAATATATTTGGCGTTGCCAATTCCATTAATTTATTTATCGTACCAACACCAATACCACCAGTAATATCAACTACCACCAATGCATCATAAATTCTAGCATACTTATCAACAGGGAAAGCTAATAAATCTGATTGTAATTTACTACTGAATTCCATAACTTGTGTCATGGTTGTGAAATCAACTATAACTATGGTAGAAGAATCTTCCCCATCACCTCTGGCGACATCGACACCCATAATATATTGATGCCCTTCTATTGGTTTCTCCCAAATCCAAACATCCTCATATTCTTCATCATAAAATGCTGGTTCTTGTTGATTATATCTTTCTTGAAATTTAATATATTTTGAATCTATTACGTTACCCCCAGAACCGATAAATGATACATCTAACTCTTGAGCAATCATTTTCTTATCATGATTCATACCGCTACACATCTCTCTATACCATTTAGAAGTAGGGTTATACCCTTTTCTAATCATCTTCTCATAACCTTCATGAGAAAACTCAACCTCAACTACAATATCATCTTCATTATCTTCATGTATCCAAGTTAAATCATTTCCACCATTATTATAACCATTATATCTAGGGTCTTGATACCACTTCATCTCAATAACATTGAAGTTATTCTTACCCTTTTTAGATTGTTCGTAAGTTTTGTGGTATAATGCGTCCATACTATTTGGTGTGGAGATCAAAACAGCACCACCCCCAGCACCTAATGATGTTAATGCAGCACCAAATACTTCTTTTCCGTTCTCAATAAACGCAGCCTCATCCATTATTAACCAAGTAGGTACAAACCCTCTCAAGGCATCCTTAGATGTTGCTACCGCTCTAATTCTACTTCCGTTTGGTAATTTTAATTCTTTTTTGGAATCCGTTAAGAATATAGTTTTTTTAAGATTTTCTTCACTTCCATAATATTCAGAACCCCAAGCCCATCTAGGTACTTGTCTTAAGAAATCTTTAACCTTAGCTAAAAATTCCATCGCCATATCTTGTTTGTTGGCAAGAATTAATATTGATGAAGGATTCTTTTTATCAGCAAATGCGGCTATAGAAGCAGCGTGAGCTGCAGTTGTAGTAGATACTCCAGCCTGTCTAGGTTTAGTAACCATGTTGAACCTATGGTTCTTGTAAGCCATGATTATTTCCTTTTGTTTTTCATATAATTTAAAAGGCACAAAACTCTTTTGCGTATTATCAAATGTTTCGAAATATGTTTCTATGACATGAAACGGTTCAATAACACATTTACCGTATTCCTCTAATATTTCACTTAATGTTAACATATACTTTTTTTAATAAATATACAAAACCCTTATAGAAAGCCTATAAAACAAAAAGGAGAGCCATTCGGCTCTCCTTTTAATTTATTAATTGTGGTTCTTACATGAACCAATCTTCATCGTCAATATTATCTAAGTCTTCAGGGTCAAAATATTCATCATCACTTACCCTATCCATTGCGTTATCAAACTCATCATTCCTTAAATCATCTTTAATTTCTTTTAGAATTTCCATAACCTTGGCTTTTCCAGTTCTACTTCCCATCATAATCTCTCTCATTACATCATTAAACTCATCAACTGGCAATCCTACCAATTCAACATATACGTGATGCTTTAAATTAAAGTCTTCAGATGGAATGCTCTCTAAGAATTTCTCCCAAATTGGGGGTCCAATTCTCATATCCCATGTTTCAGCATTCATGTAATCAGCCTTATCCATAACGTATTCAGCTATAGTAGGGTTATCAGGTAATCCGTGTGTAGACATAATCTCCATAACACCTTTAACTATCTCATGAATTAATACAGGTAATAATACCGCTTCAGCATTAATTTTAGGTCTTTTACCGTCATTCTTAGGTAGTTCCACTTGAACTCCACCACCAATTACTCTACGCTTTCCATCATTCTCTAACATATAAGCGTAATCAGCACCAGACATTAATTTGGAATAACCTGAAGGTAATAATGGTTCTAAATCTTGCAACTCATCATCAATCAAATGAAACATATGGTTTACCTTTTTAGCTGAACCTTGAATCATTGCATTTATAAACCTACGTTTATAAACTTCAGTATTAGCCTGAGTCATTTCAACATGATTATCAAACTCTATTTTAGTTTCCTCATTTGGAGTTTCTCTTGGTTTTGTTTTCTCTATAGCAAATTCAGTTGTTAAAGTTGCTATGATTTCAACATCAGCCTCATCCATATTAAATTCTTCCCTAACCAATCTAATCGCTAGTTTTTCTAATTCAGTTTTGTGAGTTGATTCTAAATCAATTAATTGAGTCATAAGAGCTTTTTGCTCTTCATAAAACTTATTTAAATCTATCTTATCAGTACCATGATGTCTTTTAAAATTTTTCACAACATCGGTAAATCTTTTAGACATTAATTTTTCTTCGAAGTGCATTTCATCACTTTCAGGAAATATAGGGTGATTTCCAAGGGAAGTCTCTCTATTTCTCAATTGCGTAGCTAAATGAGGATTGATTCTTTCTGAATGACCATCTTCATATGTCATACGACTTTCAAGTAAATTAAGTTTCTTACTTACTTTACCTTCTAAAGCCCTAAGTGCTATATTTGTATATTTATCTGACATTATTTTGTTTGTTTATTAAAGTATTCTATTAAATCACTTTTCTTAATCCTAGGATTAATACCTTCTGTAACTTCCACAACTGGACCGTTCTTTTCACTTAAATCTTTCATTACAGATTCAAAATTCATTTCCCTTTCAGCCTTTTCTTCATCACCAAATAAGTCAGCATCTTCTAGACCTGTCTTATCTTCATCTTCACTTAATATTGGAATAGCAATATTATATTTTTTAGCTATTTGACTTAGCATTACCTTAACGTCTTCTATAACAGCCGCTTGAATATTAGCAGCCACATTAAGACCTAAGCCTCTTAAAGCATCAACGCCTTTTATTTTTAAGATTTCTTTAATGACACCATCATTAATCTTTCCATCACCATCAGGGTCATCATCGATAGTTACCGTATCAGCCATGTAATTTATACTAGATTTATTCGCTTCATAATCTGATTTTGAAACTGTCATATGGTCAAGTTTTTCCTTTATCTCTTCTTTTGCTTTTTTACTCATTGGTTAATTTTTTTTCGTATTTCATTATTATGTCGTTCTCGTATAACAACGCTTCAACATCCTTTATTTTCATTCCAAAAGGAAATGTAATTTATTCTGCGGGTAATCTTCCATCCCATCAATGTTTTGCCACCCCAAGGCTATAACTCCATCAACACCATCCCACATTGAGAATTGTTCGTTTTCTTGGAGCAAGGTTAATTTCAATTCTCCAGTCATTTTACCAATTTGAATCTTAAATTTTTCAAACGGTGGATATGGATTTCCAGATGCTGGGTATGAATCCCACCCTTCACCATCCACACCTTCTAAAGTATCTGAAAATATAAATTCATAATAAAATATGTCATTATGATTTCTACCAACACTGTGTATGTATATTAAATATAATTCATCCATATTAATGTTCAGTTATTTTAGGTTGAGCATCTTCGGTATCTCCTAAATACATAAAGTTATTTGATTGTCTTTCCACAATATCACACTTAAATGTTACAAACATACTGTAAACCTTTCTCTCATCACCCATTGGCTCTGTATCGTATTTATAAACCCAAGGGTCATTTTCATTACACCCTCTATTCTTAGGAACTTTATGTTCACTAGTATTTTTAAATTCTTTATCTGTAAATGGAATATCCCCTACCTTAAAATCTGCAACGAATAATTCCTCAATGTTGCTTTGACTTACAAGATTCATAAATATGATTTCATTATCATCGTCACCACCCTCATTCATAGCTTTCGGCTGTGGATTTGGAATTTCTCTTGGAGTTATTCTAAAAGGTTTTCCCTTTCTAGTTGGTCTAGGTTGACTTGGTTTTACAATTGGTTTTGTTATTGGTAGTACTGTTGGAGATTCCATTAATTGTTGTCTTATCATAGTTTTAATATTATCTACAAATATACTACTTTTTTTTGTACTTTCCAAGTTTAAATACTTATTTTCTTCCATCCCTTTATCTTTAACCCCTAAGGTTTCATCTTGAAACACCGTTTGCCCCATAGGGTTAGGATTATGACTTTCTTCCATATCAATATCACCTAAATCAATGTTAGAGTCACCACCTTCTTCTTCTCCATTTTCATCTGGCATATCGAATTCACCACCGGGAGCACCATCATCAGTATTAGGTTCACCATCATCACCTGAACTCTTAACCTTACTGATTATATCAGCTTGGTCATTTGGGTCCATCTCAGCAGTGTGTGTTGCAGATAAAACGCTGTTTATTGCAAACTTCTCTAAATCGAAATCAGGTTGACCTGAATCGTTGGAATAACTTCTAAGGCTTTGACCTAATTTACCCGCTAATTGTTGTATGTATTTTTCTGGACTTGCTTCTTCATCAGCTTCAACACCCGCATCGAATGGAGTATCGTCAAATGGCTTTTCAGCTGCTGGTTCAGATGGTTCTTCAGATGGTTCTTCAGGGAATCCTGAATCACCCATTGGCTCCTCACTAGGAACAGAAGAACCCATATCTTGAACTGGTTGTTCAGGAGACGGGTTATCTAATTTTAATGTAAATTTTGTTTCAGTTGTTACTTTTTTTTTGAGAATTAATCCCCTCATCGATTTTTTGCATTGCAACAGCAATACTCAATCTACGTTCAACTACTGGAGTATCATCTATCAATTCAACATCTCTAGATTCCATAATCATATTGTCGATAGTTTTTTCACCTTCAGTCAATTCTTCTTCTTCAGTAAGTTCATCACCTTCTTCAATAGCGTCATCTTCAGTAAGTTCATCACCTTCAACAACATCATCTTCCTCAACCACTTTAGGTGTTGGAACATCAGGATTACCAGTTTCACCAGTATCAGTAATGATTTCTTTATCGTGACCATCGTTTTTACCAATAGAACTAACAGTACCTAATGTAGTGTCAGGTTGGCTTTTCTTTGGAGCTTCATTATAAGATTCAAATGATTCGTTAATAACTTCTTTATCATTTAAGAATGTATTAACTTCACCTTTAGCACCTTTTGCTTCATTAAGACTAATGAATTTAAGATTTAATTGTTTGATTGCTTTAGCATAAGTTTCATAAACAACTTCTTTTTTATTCTTAAGACCTCCAATATAATTGAAGTCTTCAGCAATTAAGTTTGGTTTATTGTTTGCTATCTTAATGTAGTATTCATGATTTTCTCTAACGACACCATAAATTCTCCCATCAGGGCCTTTTTTAGTTAATTCAACAACAGAACGGTTGTTTACACTTTCAGTTATAGGAGACATTCCCATTAACTTTCTCATTCTATTTACTTCGTCATTACCTTTGTAACCTGTTGGTCTTATATTTTTCATTTATATTAATTTTTATTTTATCCGTTTATCTGCGTTGGTGCAAGGCCTATTTTTTTAAACCCTAATAGATAAATACCAGCAGCACCAGTTATTGATGTTACAAGTATTTGTATTACGCTACCAGCAGCCATTGTCACTGCATCTCCATTAATTGTTACTGAACCACCAACACCACAATATACCTCTGTATATGTAAATGCTGATAAATCAGCATCAGTTGATAAGTGTATGTGTTTATTAATCATTTACCTTTTTCTTATAAATATAACTCAAAAAGAAAAAAGCCCTAAATTTGAGCTTTTTAATCTCTAATCCAACGCTTTTTTCTTTTTTAGTTAATTAGATAACTTGGCCTTGATAGTGGGATGACTTTTATAATCAACCAATTCAATATGACCTGAGTTATAATGCGGTAAGCAATCACCTTCTTTCCATGGTACAATATCTTCTAGTTTTATACTAGGTAACGGATATGGTTCTCTATTAATTAATGGTAATGGAAGATTAGCCAATTTCTCTCTAGCATCTCTTTCAATATCCCTATGAGTTGAAGCAACTTCATATCGTTGTTCTTTAATAGCCTCTGCCTTTAATCTTTTAGCAGTTACATAAATCTCAACGGTATCATTATCCAACTCTCTAAGCATCTTATCTATTTCACTATCAGATAATTCAGAACCTATTTGTATTCTAGCTTGTTCTACATGGTTGGTATATAAATGAGTATCACCCAATTGACCAATCAATTCATCGGGAATCATATTTACTTCTTTGGCTATTATTTCCAATAACAATCCATAAGATGCTATATTGAATGGAAGACCTAAGAACGTATCTACTGAACGTTGAGTCCATTGTAATGATATAGTTCTTTTAGGTGCGTTTAAAACATCTAAATCTCCATGTGATAATATATTGAAATGGATTTCTTTTTTAAATAAATTCCTTCTTTCTTCAAAACTTAATTCTCTTGTGTAACATTGAAATCCATAGTGACATGGTGGTAACGTCATATTCTCTATCTCACCAACATTCCATGCGTTAACCATCAACCTTCTTGAATCAGGATTGTTTTTTAAACCGTGAATAAGATTAGCAATTTGGTCAATGTGACGACCAATTAAATTTTCATTACCTTCCTTCAACGCATATTCTTTAGTGATAGGGATATCCCAATTTCTCCATTGCTTACCATAAATAGGCCCTAAATCACCATGTTCTTTAGCAAACTCTTCGTCAGTTTTAATGGCTTCAACAAATTCTTTCATAGAAAGTGTCGGTGTAGCATTTTTACATTTAAGTTGACTCCCTTGATGTTTCTTATAAGCATCGCCATTCCAAATATTGCAACCATTTCTAACTAACCAACTGATATTGGTATCACCTCTTAGAAACCAACATAACTCGGTTACAATTGGTTTCCATGCCATTTTCTTGGTTGTTAGTAAAGGAAACCCTTCTGACATCTTATGTCTTATTGTTCTACCGAATACTGATATTGTACCAGTCCCGGTTCTATCACCCTTTACCACTCCGTTGTCTAGGATGTCTTGTAATAGTTCTGTGTATTGTTTGTCTAAATTATTCATCTTTTTTCTTGTTAATTGTGTGATACCTTACGCATTTAGGAGGTATAACATCTTTTAATGCTATTTCAGTTGCTTGCTTAACTGCTGGGTTCAGTACCCAATTATCTTTATCCATTGCTTGTTTATATAGTTCTTCCATAAATTCTAAATAACCTAAATGACCTGTATAACATCCTTTACCAATGTGATACATATCGTTATATTCTTTACTCTCCACTTTACCTATTGGTGGGAATCCATCATCAAATACTTTGGCGGCCTCATCGACAATTTCATTTAGTTCTTCAAGTACAAATTTTTCATATTTTAATGTTATATTATTTTCCTTTATAAAGTCATCCATTTCCACTTCAGTCATGAAAAAATATTCTCCTAAGATACCATCCTCTTTATGTAATTCAGTTAAATACCAAAACTTCTCACCTTCAAGGTATTGCCAATGCCATTCATTTTTTTTCATAATACATATCTTTGTTATAAAATTGGGCTGATTTCCCATTGGAATTAATAAAGTGAGATTGGACGCTTCTAACTGCAATACAAGTCCATGGTTTGGATTCATTAGCGTAGTAATATACACCACCTTGATTTATAATAACTTCTTTTACTTTATTATTCTCTATAT